GGCTGCTGGGAAACCTACGACGACCTAATGCGGGCAGGAGGCTATTTCCCGAGCGACGGCCTGCTGGCCCGATTGGATAAATCCAAGCAACGCGCCCAAGCCGCGATCGAGGCCAACGACGCTTGGCTGAAGGAGTGCCGCGAAGAACAAGCTAAGCTCACACCCAAATACTGCCCGAAATGTGGCCACCCCTATGGTCAGAGGATGGTGTGGCACGAGGAGCCCGACCAATGAAGATCCACCGCTGGTCGCCATGGCTGCGCAGGCATTGGACCTGGGCGCCTTTCACGCTGCAGATGATCAGCGCTGCTGTCGAGATCCTATGGGTTCCAACGGTCGTGATCAGCTTACTACTGTGGGGCGCCGATGATCTCAAGGCGTGGATTGCCTCGCTGGCCTAGCGCACGAAATCCTCGATCGGCTCTTTCATCACCCGGCCGCCCTTGCCAGAGTTGCATTGCCTGCAAGCGGTTACGAAGTTTTTCGCCTCATGCTTCTTGGTGATCCGCCATGGCACGAAATGATCGAGCCGCTTGGCGTCCAACTCCGCTCCATCGCGCACCCGGCGCCCGCAATAGACGCACTTGAATTTGTCCCTTTGGAAGATCGAAAACCGCATGCTGTTGGGCACGGCAGGCCGCTCAGCCGTCGAGGCAGGACGTTTCCATATGGATGTGGCCGAACGAACAACGAAGCGTCTCCAGAGCCATCCTAGGGCGCCCACATGGTAGAGCCCTAGAACCGCCACAGCGGCGAGGAATGCGGAGCTCTCCCAGCTCATCGCTTCTTCCCGTAACCCTTGAACTCGACGTTGGTCCCGAGCATCCCGTTAACCTCGGCCCGGATCTCAGGCATGGTGTACGTGCTCAGCCGCTGCCGCTTCATCGTGATTGCCAAGATCCGCTTCAGCCCCGCCTGGTAGTACGCATACGTACCCTCGTTCACCTGATCACCCTTCATCGGCTTTTGGGCGGCGTTGATCTTCTTCAGCTGCCGGATCTCGTTGTTCTTCTGCTTGATGATCGCTTCCAGCCGCTTGACCTTCGCCCGGCACTTGTCCAGCCCCGTCGATCGCCTTGGTGCCCGCGCCGGCTTCATGAAGTTGAAGGCGTTGGTGTGGTTCCAGCCGGGATCTTTCTTGCGCCGACGACGCTTGCCCCCTCCGAACAGCCATCCGAGCATCAGCCATGCCCGTTCAACTGTTTATCGATCCAGCAACAGCCATAGCGCTTGGAGTCGGCCGGGTGCTTGGTCCAGTTCTTAGACGTGTCGTCGCTCCATAGCTCGGTCTCCTCGTCATACGTGACCTCGTAGAGCGCGAGCGCGTCGAGGCCGTCGGCGCAGTGCATCTCGTCGTAGCGCGAGCGCAGGATGATCTTCGGCACGATCGTCTCGCACGCGTCTTGCTTAGCAATCCGTGGCGCCTCTGCCATGCGAATACCGAGGCCCTTTAACGTCGCCTGGGTCTGCTGCCCATCGCTGTTGTGGTGCTTGCTGTCGGGCGGGAATATGTGCGCGCCCCAGGTCCAGCCCTTGTCCATCATGTCCGATACCACACGATGCCAGCGCTTCTTGTGCCAGTGCTGGTAGCCGATCCAATTGACTGTGGCGCCGACAATCTGGAAGAACCACCCAGCCTTGTCGTGCCAGCCGATATCCCAGCAGCTATTCACCGGGTACTTCGGATTGTGCGGGCATACATCGATCAAACCGTGACGCCTGAGCTTGGCGAGCTCATCGGCATAGATCGCACCCTCGACCATGGCATCAGGGTCCAGCATGAACTCACGCCCGAACTCGCCTGGCGTTAGATCCTGCTGTAGCTCCTCGATCTCGGCATCATCGATCAAATCCGTTTCCTTGACCGTGCGGAAGATCGCTGCCCATGAGTCCGGTTTCTTGAATACCTCCCTCTGCTGACCGGATTTTGGATCACGCTTGATCACACCGCGGCCTTCCATCCACGCCACGGCCTCTCGGTGCGCCCGGTACATGTGATTGCGCCCGTTCATCGTCGAGATCCGAACCGACCACTGATTAGCGTAGCCGTGCCGGTCGAACCCGCGCCGCGTCTGGTCGGCTAGCATCGGCCGGATTTGCGAGCGCCAATAGGCGGGAGAGTCGAATGCTGCCTCGTCGTTGATCACGCCATCGAGGTACTTGCCGCGGGTGCGGTCGCCGACGCTATCCGTGCCCTTCAGCTTAATCTTGCCCTCACTGCCTGCCCTGGTTGGGAAAAATATGGAAAAATCGCGCTTGAACGGATAGGCGCCGGGGATCGCTTCGGCGATGTCCAGCAGGTACTCCCAAGCGATGTCGACAGCCTGGTCGAGGCACTGAGCGGTGAACAGATACCGGGGCTTCTTGAACGGACACTCGATCCCGCGCTCGATCGCATGGTGCAGATAGCCGAAGCTCTTGCCGCCGCGCCGATGCACGTAATGCACCTGATAGCGCGCCTTGATCGCCAGAAGCTCCTCCTGCAGAGCGTTCGGCTGGAACTCGGTCAGCGTGCGAATGTTCTCTGGGAGGATGACGTTCGGGGAGCCGCCAGCGATGAACTTGCGGGTGAGAATGGCGATCGACACGGGCTAGCCCTTCTGCCCCTCGATCAGCTTCAGATCCGGCCCGCGTTCGTCCTGCTCGATGTACGTCTCAACGTCCTGGTTCGCCCTGATCTGGCCAGCACGAGCAATCCTGAGCTCGTATGCACCCTTGTAGATGTCGGTCAGGGCGCGGGCCGTTGCCGCGTCCACTTCGCCGCGCTTCAGGTCGTCAGCAAGTGCGTGCAATTCCGCCTCAACCCAGCGCGCCGATCCCTTGCGCGGCGTGGCCATCTCACCACCCCATGTTCTCGTTGCGGCGCTTGATCGCTTCGTTGAGCCGCCCAGGCGTCAACGCAAACGGCGCCCTCATCTGTGTTACAAACTTCACGTAGCTGATCGGCCCGCGAATGCGCCAGCCGTAGAACGAACACAGCCACAGGCCGAGCAACAACCCGTGCTCCAGGCCCAGATACAGCGCGAAATCCTTGTCCCTGATCGGCAGCACGCCAACCCACACTACCGCGCTCAGCGCCACGCACATGATCATCAGAACAAGCTGCTGCTTCCACGTCGAGCGGACCTCATCGGCCTTCGTCATGATGCACTCGTGCTTGTCCTTCTTCCGGTAATGCGTCTCGGGATCTATCGACAAAGACAGCTTCTTCATCGGCACCGCCCGCGATCCGTTCACCGTCGAGAACTTCGACGCGTGCCAATCCTCCTCGCCTGCCACCAACACCCGCACGCCAAGCTTCGACTTGTCGAACAATCCCCACAGCCACGCCCAGCGGCTCATCACCTCATCCGAGAACACCACCGCGATGTCCTCGCCCGGCGTGTAGTGCGAAACCAGGCCGTCGTCGTGCTCGACCTCGTCGTCTTCCGAGATCTCCAGCTCGTCCGGCTCTAGCTCGTGCGGATGGCGCTCGGGAGTCATGTCAGATTTTTCGGGGAGTGTGCGTGGGGCAATTCCGTACTTCCAGAACCATGGAACTATTCAATTCGGCCCCCGGCACGGCGCTCGTGTTCTGAGATCACTTCGCCGACTGAACGGTGGCAGCGTCCGTCACGTTCCATCATGGCAAGTTGCAACTCCCGCACCGCGGCGAGCATGGCCACATTTGTCGCGTAAACTTGGCTCATATCGCTGTCAGTCGGAAACCGATGGATCTCTCGCCATGCCTTACGGAAAGCACAGGTCATCCGCTCGATCACGGTAGGCCCGCGCTCAGCCATCAGGCACCCCCCGCCAACATTCCGACGAGCCCAAGCGCAACCACGATCAGGATCAAGACACCAACCACACCATCTACGCCGCACTGTTCGTCTCTGACGCTCACGGTGACGGTGCGCGACGATCGACTAGGCGAGAAGACCCATTTCGTGGCCCCCCAGGCGCCCTTGGCGGCTAGGACGGCGCCTTTACCAGCCACCTTGCCGGTTCCCTTGAGAACCTTCGCGGCAATCTGCCTCTTGGGATTGTAGGGAGCAG